AAGCTGGTATCGAGTTTCAAAAATACTCGGGATTCCCAGGAGGTTGGCCTTGGTTTGTCGGTATCTCTGGTTATGCAAGTAATCGCCTTATTTTGGGCGGTGCTTCTAACCCAGGAGACAGACCTTCCTTCTTACAAGGAAGCCTTGATGGCGATGCGCTTGTTGGAAGTGGACAATTAACTACTAGCTCGACTAGCGGTTTTGTCTACATGACTAGCGTAGCAGGCACACCAGTTGGAACACCTACCACTTTCGGTGGATATGCTCCAATGGTAGTAGACACCACAAATCATAAAGTAAGCTTCTATTCTTCGGGATGGAAGGTTATGGCTATGAAGAGTGAAGTCGAAGCAGAGCAATCTGCACGAGAAAGCGCAATCTCTGCTGAGCAAACAGCACGAGCTGAAGCTATCTCTTCTGCAAAAATTGATGTACAAAAGCATATCGGACAGTGCTCTATCTATACAGGTAGCAGCATCTCTATTTCGTCTGATGATGTTATGTCATTCATTAACATGCAGGGTGCTTCCAGTATGGTCAGTGTAACGCTCCCAAGCGTTGCTGGTATGACCACTGGACGACGAATAACGATCAAGGAACAGAAGGGGTTAGCTTCTTCTGAGATGCCTATTCGAATTAACCGAAGCGGTTCGGAAAAAATCGACGGGCAGAATTACTATGAACTAACTGCTGCATTTGAGTCGGTGACATTAGTCTTCGACGGCAGCAATTGGATGATCGTATAATACCCGGGAAGCTCCTCGTGGCCGCGCACCACGGGGAGCAATCCCTTATAATTTAAGAATTTTATGTCATTTATCAAACCCCAAGACCAAATAAATAACGGTACTATCGACAGAGCACCAACACAAAACTCTGTATACGATGCTATCACTGGAACCCTAAGCGGATTTCCTACTCAAAACTATAACTTAGCTCCACAGTTATACAATGCTGGCACAAAGACTGCCAATTTCACTTTAGACTTTGCAAACGGACCTGTCCAACAAGTTACTATCAATGCAGCAGGCCCTCTTGTCCTCACCCTCTCTAATCCTGTCACCGGTGGAGCATATTTGCTCAAAATTGTACAGGGCGCTACTCCTGGAACTATTACGTTCCCAGTAAGCGTAAAATGGGGTGCAGCGGGGGCTCCTACCCTTTCTAATACTACTGGTAAGATAGATATTATAAATCTATTTTATGATGGTACAAGCTATTACGGTACTTACGCCCTAGGATACTAATATGAATCTTCTAAGGCTTATAGCTGCTAGAAAGATTGAAGCTGGCCTAAAGCTAGATTACCTTGTCGTCGCCGGAGGCGGCGGTGGAGGTGACTTTGGTGGAGGGGGAGCTGGTGGATTTAGGACTGATGTAGATTATACAGTCAGTCTAAACATACCTTATACTGTAACCGTTGGAGCAGGCGGTACAGGTGGAGCTGCCTCAAACAAAGGCACTAACGGTGGAAATTCTGTATTTGACCTAATCACTTCCGCAGGCGGCGGGGGTGGTGGAGCTTTTAGCACTGCTAACAAAGACGGTAGATCAGGTGGAAGTGGCGGCGGTGCCGGAACAGAAGATGGCGGTTCTTACGCTTCAGGTACACCAGGCAGTGGTACTCCTTCCCAAGGTAATAACGGAGGTTTAGCTGTTAACGGAGCTACAGCAGCAGGTGGCGGTGGCGGTGCTGGTGCAGTTGGAGGCAATGGAGCAGGTAATAGCGGAGGAAATGGCGGTATTGGTAGTCAAAGCTCTATCACAGGTTCTGCTGTTTAGTATGCAGGCGGTGGAGGAGGCGGGGGAGCCAGCGCAGGTGGAACAGGTGGCACAGGTGGAGGCGGTAACGGACGAAATGCTTCAGGAGCTAGCAATACAGCAGGCACTGCTAACACCGGAGGCGGTGGAGGCGGTGGCTATAACTCTATGGGATCTAATGGTGGCTCGGGCGTAATTATACTAAAAATTCCCGATACACGTACAGCTACTTTCTCAGCAGGTGTGACAAGCTCAGTGAGCACATCTGTACCTGGCTATAAGATATACACTATTACAGCCACTTCAACTTCTTCTGAGACGGTAACATTTTCCTAATGCAAAAGTTTACAGCATTCTTAGCTTCTATAGCAATGGTGTTTATGCCCATTAAGGCTACACTAATCACCGTAATGGTGCTTACTGTGGTGGATTTGATTTCAGGCATAATGGCGGCTAGAAAGGAGAAGAAGAGGATCACCTCTTCGGGACTTAAGCGCACAATCATTAAAACGACTGTGTATGAGGCCGTCATTATGCTAGGGTTCCTTACCGAGCAATATATGACAGGAGATGCGGTTCCTATTGTCAAAGTTTTAGCCGGTTTTATAGGACTTACCGAGCTTAAAAGTGTAATGGAGAATATTGAGCGTATCTCTGGCATGTCCATAATTCACTTGCTCATAGACAAGCTCAATCAATCAGATAAAAAATGATTCCTTCCGAAAGGGCTATAGACCTAATTAAAAGGTTTGAATCTTGCCGTTTAAAAGCTTACCAGGACTCTGCTGGGGTATGGACCATAGGATGGGGTACCACAGGCAAAGGCATTCAATTTGGGCTCACTATAACGCAAAGGACAGCCGATTACCTATTAATGGCCCACGTCCTAGATATAGGCTTAGAGCTTACCAATCTATTTGAAAACAAGCTAAAGCAGTATGAATTTGATGCCCTTGTATGTTTTATATACAATATAGGCATAGGAGCCTTTAAAAAGAGCACTATGTATAAGCTTTTAAGGGAAGGTAAGAAGAATGCTGCTTCCCATGAGTTTGATAAGTGGGTGTATGCCGGAGGCCAAAAGCTAAATGGCCTAGTCAAGCGCCGAGCCGCTGAAAAGGCCATGTTCTGTAATGATGTTTAAGTATTTCCTGTTTAGAACGGTACTGTGGCTAGTTGAGCCATTTTATAAGAGGTTCCTTCGTAGATTAGGACATCGTCTTGCCAAACCTGAAAAACCCCAGGCCAAATAAATATAATTTCAGTCATTTGTCACTCCACACCTAGCAGTATACCTCAACTCTTCTAACTTTTCAAATCTTTTTAAACAAGGAGCGTCGTTATAAATCTCCTTGCATCTAATCTTAGCTTTTTCTAAGACCTTTTGATCGTTTTCGGTCCACCTTTTTGTCCTGTTTGTTATCCTCGTCTTTGGGCAATGGTTTTGGGTTGGTGTTCCTACACACTGTACAATAAAACCTACGGTCAGGACGAATATCGCTACCTTGGTCCACATGTTCTGTCTCCTCTTTACATTCTTTACAGTTAATCTTCACTTATCCTCCCTTTATCGAATTCCTTCTTAATACGCCGCATTAACAGGTCATATTGATCCTCTCTAAAGATAAACAGGTTTTCAAGTATAGACCTGATAAACCTTATATTCTTTATGTTATGCAAAGACGTGCTTTCGTACACAGCTCTTATTAAAGCTTCCTCATCCCCACGAGTGAGGTCTTGTTTGTTTTTAGCACCTATAATCCTCATGAAGGGCTCTTGGGACACCAGTGACTATGAGTAGTTCCTCCTGCAGCTTCGCTACCGCATTCGCATACAGGTGGCGTAAATATACCAGCATCATGGTAAGAATCGTACTCATCTTGAGGCACAAAGGCATCAGGATCGGCAAAGAAAGAGTTATAACAGTAAGCGCACATTTCGTATAAGTTAGTCTTTCCTGCGCAACAATACTTATTCTTTGAATCAGTCATTTAGATCACCTTATTGAAGAAGTCTAAACATTAATAAGAATTCATTTCGGAAATTTCTAATCTTTTGCTCAGGATAAGAGCTAAAATGTCCCACACCAGGGGACATAATCTCTCTTCCCACGTCAATATGCCTTAACCCAACACAATGGCCAATTTCGTGCCATAACACAGTCTTAACAATATCAGACCTATAAGCTAAAGGATAGATTGTAATAAAACAATCATAAGGACCTACCTCAGCTAGACCAGCTTTATTACCCTCTACATCTTCTAAAGCTAGTTTTACAAAGATAGTGTAAGACCTAAGAGAATCAGGATCGGTGTCTGAATCAAACTTTAACACCTTTTGATCCATTAGTTTATTTAAGTCTTTTACATACTGAGTAAGAACAAAAGTTACATCAGGGCTCATTGTATTAGAATTAAACTTAATGTGAGCAGGCCATACGCTTCTTCCGCATCCAACATTGGCTAAGAATAGCGCTAAAACAATAAAGTATCTAAGCATGTTATCTCCTTATAGTAGAGTTTAGTATTACGCCGATTGCTATCCCTCCTACAAGCACTACCCAACTAGGAGTTTTGTTTTCGGCCTGTTCCAACTCTTCTTTAAGTATCTTAACAGATTTTTTTAAATTGTCAATAGCTTTATCTTGAGCTGCTACAGTCTCTTCGCAAGCTTTAACATAATCTTTACATTCTTTAGATTCAGCTAAAGCTAGCTGGGATACTAAGCATAATGTAATTATTAGTTTATTCATTATTTACATGCCCTAATACGGTTAATTTAGCACCAGGAGTTTTGACAATCATAAAGCCTTCATTATTGGCATCATTGATGTCTTTCATAAATAACCAGCTTGCTAGATACCAAGCATCCTTAGTCTCAGCAAACAAAATGCCTGTAACGTGAAATTTCATCACATCTTCTCTCAAATTGCGAGGAGTGTCCATGCAATGATCAATTGCTTCAATAACAACTATAGGTAGACTTTTATGGTATTTCACTTTCACATTACCTCCTTCAATTTATTTTTAGCTTCTTTTAGCTTTTTCTTCTTTTGTTTAATTTTAGCTGAATCTTTAGCTATAGCTATGTCAAGCTCTTTCTCTGCTAACTTAACTTTAGCTGCACGTAGTTCTTTGTTTTTAAGATCAAAAACTACTAGTAATACGCCCACAATTATAGATAAAGATACAACTATCCATTGAGTGAGTGTTAGCTTTAGTTCAGTTAGCCATTTCATAACTTACCCGTCCAACGTCCTCTTTTGTTAAGATGCATTACGACAAGTACGGGATTGCCATCAATAACAACTCCGCAGCTTAGGATGGGCTTTTTACGCATGTGCTTTCCATACTCAAAAGCATAAGCATCTTTATCAATTCCTGAGCCTACATTCATACCGAATAATAGCACTTGGGAATTGGCCCAGAACAACACACCAGCATCAGCGTGTAAATGACCTATAACGCACGATTTAAGC